GTTATAGTATTTTTTTTATTAATATTTAAATAATTTCTATTATAATAATATGGCAACTATATTTGAACATTATGATTGTAATAGATCAAATGGTAAATATTATAGAGATCTTTTTTTAGGTAGTCAAACAGGTATGCCGCCACCTGGTGGTTATGATGATATGGTATCATCAGTTGAAGTTGAACCTGGTTATGAATATTGTTTGTATCACCATCCACAGCAAGGAGGGTATAAAGATTGTTTTTTTAATGATAGAAATAGAATAAGACCTGGACATAATTTTTACTATGTTGCAAATGAAAATTCAAGTGCATGTTATAAAGCGGTACCTGCTAATGATCAATATTCAAGTAGAGCATTACGTTTGGATTGTGATTATCATATATGGACTGCTGAATGTGAAGGTAATCCAAATCAAGATGCATATATTGGAAATTGTAATTATGGTTCCACTTGTTATAATAAACGATTAGAAAAATGTAATGGAAATATAAATATAAATAGTAAATGTAAACAATTATGTGATAATGATAAAGGTAGATGCACTGCAGCTATTAATAGTTATTGTAATAATTGGAATGTACGAAATGAATCTATATGTAATAATTATAATTATGTAGCAAATAATCATTGTGGTTATTGGGATAGACGTAATGATTCTAAATGTGCTAATTATGATTATAATGCTAATGGATTTTGTAATGATTGGAATGTACGTAATGATAGTAAATGTTCTAATTTTAACTATTCTAATATGTGTAACTGGGATAGAAGAAATGATGGTAAATGTTCTAATGTAAAAGCAACTATTGTTCAAAATACATGTACAAATGATTTATTTAATGATGCTGATTGTCAAACCTTTTGTAATAATAATCCTACATCATGTCAAAATAGTTTTAATAAAGCTTGTACGGCTAATATTAATGATAATGGTAATTGTAAATCATTTAGTGAAAATAAGTCTAATATGGGATATGTTCAAACATTAGTTGAATCTTATTGTAAAGATTTTAATAATTTAAAAACTAATTATTGTATTAATATTTTAAATAAACCTGAATCTAATACATCACTTACTAATATTACAAAACATCATTGTGAAGCACGAACCACAGATGCTAATTTTTGTGATTGTTTAAATATTCCTAATGTTAATAAAACAGAATGTATTAATGATAGTAGTACTAAATTAAATAATTTCTGTACTTTTGCTAATGAAAGTCATATTGCATGTAAAAATAGAAAAGGAAATATTGTTGCTGATACATGTAAAACTGATTATACTAAATTTGATTCTAATACATGTAAAACATATTGTAATAATAATGTTGAATTATGTGCTAATTCTTTTAAAACATATTGTAATCCTACAGTTAAATTTTTTTCTAACTCAGAATGTGATACATATATGACAAATAATACAAATGATACTAGTAGTGGTGAAGCATTAACTAAATCTATAGAAGTTATACAAAATAATTGTAATCAATATAGTCAGTTTACATCACCTAATTGTATAAAATATTTAAGTAAAAATAAATTAAAACCAACATTAAATAATATAACAAATACATTTTGTCAAACTCAAATAAATCAAACAACTGATTTTTGTAATTGTATAAATATACCATTAATATCTAAACCTTTATGTTTAGAAACAGCTAAAATGAATAAATTAGTTTTAGATTATTGTACTTTTATAAATAGAAATGAAAGAATTTGTGCACAAGAAAAAAATAGAATTATAGCTGATGGATGTAAAAATAATAAATCATATTTTAATGATTCAAATGGAGATTGTCAATTATATTGTTCTGAGAATCCAGATCAATGTGGAAATTCATATAAAGCATATTGTAATGAAGGAAATAATTTAATATCTACAACAACATGTTTAAATTATACATTAAATAATTTAAAAAATAATAGACATGCCGCATATCCATTAGCTAACCAAGCTGCACAAGAAACAGTAATTAATTATTGTAATAATAAAGACAAATTATCATCTTCATTTTGTGAAGAATTTTTAAAACCAGAATATTCAAATTATATAAGTAGTAAAATATGTTCAGAACAAGAATATGCATTTGATAATAGTAGTTGTATAAATTATTGTAAAAGTAATTTATCAAAATGTAGAGATAATTTTAGAAAATTTTGTTCAAAAAATGAAAATATAAATTCACCAGCATGTAAAGAATATTTAAAAAATAGTTTAGATCCACAAGCACAATCAACAGTAGATGTTACAAATACATCTATTGATATTGTTAAAAATTATTGTTCAAATGAAAATAATATAAATACACCATTTTGTAAAGAGTTTCTACCATATGCAAAATTAAATGGTACATTAGATGATGTAATGGATTATTTTTGTAATAAAGAAGGAAATAAAAATAATGAATTATGTTATTGTATGAATAAATCAAATATGGAAAAATTTTGGGAAGGTATATCAAATGTATATGTTAAAAATAAAGCCCTTGCACGTCCTGATTGTACATATCCAAATTGTTTAAATAATTTAAATAAAGCATATAAAAGAGATTATAGAGCACCATGTTCTGGGGATGTAATATGTAATACTACAATAGATAAAATAACTCAATTTAATCAATGTAAAGCAAATATAGGTGTTGTTTCAGATTGTCAATCAATAATAAATATTGCAAATAATTGTGGTGAAAATGGTATAATTATGACAGATGCACCAAAACCACCCACAAAAGCACCTATTCCAACAAATCAATCTAATCAATTAATTCAACCTAATCAATCTAATCAATTAAATCAACCTAATCAATCTAATCAATTAATTCAACCTAATCAATCTAATCAATTAATTCAACCTAATCAGTCTAATCAATTAAATCAACCATATCAATTAAATAATCCTAATTTATTAAATCAATCTAATTTACTAACATATTCTCAGGGTTCATCAAATAATTTATTATATATTGTTATAGGTATAGTAGTATTAATATTATTATTATTTTTATTAATTTAAACATATTTTTCAATAATATTTTTAAGAGTAATAAATTGAATATTATTTAAATTGTTATTAGGATTAAAATAATAAATATCATTAGATAAATAAATTAATAACTCATTAATCCATTCAAGTTTATTAATATCATCAATTAATATTGAATCTTGTGTTAATAATTGATAATAAAAAATAGTTTTAACTTCATCATTATATTCAAATAAATGATCAAAACCACGTATTTTATTAATTTGTTTTAATTGTTTTCTACTAATACCAGGAATAGATGAAGCCCATAACCATAATTTATTATCAGTATTATATACACCATAAAAATTAACTTCACCTGTAATAATTTTTTGTTTAGTTTTAGAATCAGTAATTTTAATAATATTATTATTATTTTTATCAAAAGTTAAATGAATTTTATCATAATTTTTTAAATATTTATTTATATCTTTAATTTTATTTTTTTTATAATTATTAATTTTAGTTAATATATCCATTAATATTAAATATATAAAATTTTTTTTAATCTATTATTTAATATATGATAAATAATAATATTATAATTTATTTATTAATATTAGTATTAATTGTTTATATATTTAATCATAATACAATTGAAAAATTAAATAATATAAATTCTGATGTGGTTAAAATAGATACTAATATTTGTTCTAAAAATTGTTGTAATTTTACACAATGGTTACCAGAACATATGAAAAATAAAAATTTAAATACTAACTATTTACCCAGTAATTATTCATGTAATTTTGGTAATAATAGTGGATGTTTATGTATTACTGAAAAAGATAGGGATTTTATAGCTAATCATGGACATAAAACAATATAATTAAACTAAATAACATTATAAAAAATTATTATCTAATATTTTATAATGTTAAATCAATATATTGAAATTAAAAATGAATATACAATACAATTAACAAATATATTAACACCTTTAATATTTGAAGGTTTTCAATCAATTTATAAAGATATTTCTAAAATTTCAAAATCTAATGATATTTTAAAAATGTTTCAATCTTGTTTACAAAGAATACCTAAATGGGATGATAAAATTTTAAATCTTGAAATTAATAGAATATTAAATAATTCTAATAGTAATTTATGGTTAAATGATTTAATAAAAGCAACAGTGAAAGCTAATATTGTATTATTAACTTATAATAATAATTATCAAAATAATATTTTAAAAATAGATCCTAAATTTTATAATTTTATAACATTAAATGATTTTATACATAAATTATATATAGAATGTGCACGTGAATTTTGGAATAATCCTTATTTATTTTTTCATGAATATAATCCAATTGAAATTAAAAAAAATCAACGTGAAGTAAATAATATAATTAAAGAATGTATAAAAGATACTATTAGAAAATTTTTACCAATTAAATATATTTTAGATATATATTTAGATGATACTAATATTAATCCAAATAAAGTGGATGAAATAATTAAATTTAGTAATAATAATAATATAGAAGAAAAATTACCTAAAAATAATATAGAATGTGATAATAATATAACCTCTATAGATGATAAAACTATTGGATAAAAAATATTAAATATTATAAATAATAATAGTGTAACTTCTGAAATTGATAAAATTAGTTCAAAAAAAAATAGTAAAAATAGTAAAAAATCAAGTAGTGAAAATTCAAGTAGTGAAAAATCAAGTTGTAAAAAATCAAGTTGTAAAAAATCAAATAGTGAGAAATCAAATAGTGAAAAATCAAATAGTGAGAAATCAAATAGTAAAAAATCAAATAAAGAAATAAGTAGTAGTAAATCAAAGAAAAGTGATAAAAAGAAAAGTACAATAGAAAATATAATAGATGATAAATCATTATGTATAAATGAGTTAAATTCGTTAATAAAATTTAATAATGAAATTGATGATAAAGATAAAAAAATAACAGAATATATGAATACAAAAATATCAACAATAGATGATAAAATAAAAAAAATATTATATGAAGATTTGGATACAAATACAGATAATTTAGAAACGAGTTTAAATTATAATAGTAATTTTCAGGAGATATTTAGTAATTCTAATAAATCATCAAATAAATTATTTAAAAATTATTTAAATATTTAATAAAAAACAAAAATTTTTTCTTAATTAATTTATATATGAATTGTTATATATTACAAATAATAATAATAATATTAATATTTGTTATTTTATATTTTTTTCAAAAATATGAAGATAAAAAAAATAATAAAATAAATAATTTTTATAATAATATAAAATTACCCTTATTTGTTGCAGCATTAGTTGGGTTTATATTAAATTTAAACATATTAAATTATAATAATGATAATAATGTTTTTATTAAATCTAATGAAAATTTAATAAAAAGTGATATAAATCAAGAAATATATACTGATTATGCTAATTTTTAATTATATTATTTCTAATATAATATAAATGTCAGTAAAAGAAGTTAGATTTGGTTCAACCAGATTACAAATTAAAAAATTTGATATTAAAAAAATGGTAGATCATTGTACAATTGCTATGATCGCCAAACGTGCAACAGGTAAATCATTTTTAACAAAAGAAATAATGTTTCATAAAAGACATATTAGTTGTTGTATAGCTATAAGTAGAACTGAAAAATTAAATTCATTTTATTCTGATTTTATACCAGATATATATATTTATTCTGAATATACTAGTGATATATTATCTAGAATATATGAACGACAAAGTTTAATGAATGAAGATAATAAAAATAGAATAAAAAATGAAAAACAACCAAAAGATGATTCATTAATGTTAATAATGGATGATTGTATGAGTTCAAAGGGTACATGGTTAAAAGATCCTAATATTTTAGAACTATTTTTTAATGGTAGACATCATCATATATCATTTATATTAACAATGCAATATGCTGTTGGTATACCACCTGAAATGAGATCAAATTTTGATTATATATTTTTATTAGCTGAAGATACAATTAATAATCGTAGAAGATTATGGGAGCATTATGCTGGTATGTTTCCTTCATTTGATATTTTTCAACAAGTATTTAGTGATATAACAGATGATTATGGTGTAATGGTTATTGATAATAGAATACATAGTAAAAATATTACAGATAAAGTATATTGGTACAAAGCTAAAACAGTACCTAAATTTAATGTAGGATCAAAAAAATTTAAAAAATATCATAATAATCAATATGATAATTTATGGGATAAACGGATTACAGTTTTTAATACAGATAATTTAGTTAATAAAAAAAATTCAATTAAAGTTATTGTTGATAAAATAAAAAATTAATTATTCATAATATTTCTAAATCCTTCAAATAATCCTAATATTAATACAGCACATACAATTACTACCATTAATTTACTCATATCTAAGGGATGTAACATTGTTATACCTATAATTAATATTATTATAAACTTAAATATTAAATTTGTATCAAATAATTCATTTAACCATTTTGGTACAGGTTGTAAAGTATAACCTGCATATATTCCTGTTAATATTATTAAAAAAGTTTTTATATATAAATTTTCTAAAATTTTATTAATTATTTCAATTATATCCATTGTTATATAATATTAAATACAAAATAATTAAATATTTTTTATTTTATTATTTAATGTTTCTAATTCTTCTTCCACTTCTTTTTTCTTTTCTTCCATTTTACTAATTTGTTCTTCAATATTTTTAATATTTAATTCAATATTATTTTTATCATTATCATTATCACTTTCATTTAATTTTTTATTTAAATCTTCTAAATTTTCTTTTCTAATATTTAAGTTATCAACAATATTTTGTCTAACTAAGTCATTTTTCCTTTGTTCATGAAATAATTTAGCTTTTTCTTGATTTTCCATATATTTTTTCATCATATTATTTAGTTCTTCATTTGCATATTCTGAATTTTTAATATATTCTGATTCAGGGTTTGGATCATATGGTAACCATTTACCCATTTCACCTACAAATACATTAAAATAAGGATCAACTGATTGAACTTTTTTTGCATGTTCACAAGCTTCATCATATGTTGTAAATATACCTCTAATTTTAACACCTGTTAAAGATATTTTATTATCTTTATCTGATAAAAAAGATATACAAACAAATTTTTGATTATCAGGTATTATAGTATCTTCTGTTAAATAGTCAATTTTAGACATTATATATATAAATAAAATAAATTTTCTTTATATATTTTTTAGTTAGAATCTATAATAACAATAAAAAATCCAGTCCCACCATTTTTAGCATAAGGGTCACCATAAGCACCACTATTACTAATAATATAATTAGTGTTATTATTCCAATTCATAAACAATATTAAAAGTACAACTATCAGTTAAACCTTTAGTTTATTTTTTAAATATTTGTACCTGTACCAACATTTCATCCTGCACCAGCTCCACTAAACATTAACATAATAACCGGCATACATTGTCCAATAATTACCATTTAAATCACTTTGTAAAACTAAACTTTGACCATTACCAACAGGAAAACCATCTGGATTTCCAAAAACATTTATCCAATTTGATAAATCTGATAAATACCATAGTCCGACTGACGGTGAATTAGATTCAACTCTAAGTTCAATATATTGATATAGCGGACCACGTATTAATCTAAATTCCCATAATATATTTCTTTTATATGGATCTGTATAATCAGAATTATTTAATAAATATCTTTTTATTGTATATCCATTATTAGTTGTTGTAGGAAATACATAAAACTCATTTGTCCATCTATCCATTTGTCCAAATAAAAAACCTCTAGCTGTTCCAGGCTCCCATTGTTGAAATCGAGATGATGAAGTTCCAAATGTTATAGCACTATTTGAATTCCAATATATATTATTATTGCTACCATAATCAACACCAAATAAATAAAAAACAAAATCCATATCCATTTTTACAATCCAATCATCGGCAAATAAAGTACTTATATAATTCTCTGCATTAGTTAAATCATTATTACGTGCAGCATTACCTACAGTTAATAAATTTAATAAATTTAAATTTAATTTAATAATTATACATCCTGCACGTCCAGAATTACCATCACTGCTACTACCTTTACCACCTCTTCCACCACCACCATAATTAGTTTGACCTAATCCATCACTAACTGATTGAACATAACTTTCACCTCCACCACCTCCTGCATAACGTGTTAATGTTCCTGTAATAGATGAATTATAACCGTCTCCACCTACTCCAGAATTTGTACCTGTACCAGCATCTCCTCCTGCACCAGCTCCACCACCTCCACTATAATTATATGTACCATCAAATTTACTTAATCCCCCACTGTAATATGTAACAAAACTAACATTATTTATAACTACTTTTGAAATAGTATTTCCTCCATTAGAATTATAAGGTGGGCCACCGCCTTCTCCACCATTTGCATTTAATAATGTTGTGCCATTTAATTCTATTCTACTAAAACCACCAGAAGTACCTGCAGTACCTACCTCATTTGTAGCTATCCAATTTGTACCACCAGTACCACCACTACCAATTATAATATTATATGTACCAGCATTAAAAGTATATGCATTATTATAATAAATAGCACCACCAGCACCACCACCCCCACAAAAACCACCACCGCCACCACCGCCACCACCAATAATTAATACTTCACAAACAGTATTATGTGTAAATGAAATGCTATTTGTTCCTGTTATTGATGAAAATACATAGTAATATATATTTCCTGATAAATTAATAACTGTTGCACTAACACTATTTGAAATTATTGCTGGGACTGTTGGTACTATTGGTACAAAAATTTTAGATTTACCTTTAAAATTACTAATAGAAATTATACCACTTGAAGGTATACCAGAAATATTACTAACATATCCTGTAGAAGCATTATTATAATATTCACTTAAAGAAATAGGAACAACACCACCAAATTCAGTTTGAATATCTGTTAATTTAATTTGTCCTGTTGTATTTATGGGCATTATTATATAATATATAATAATTTTGGCTAAATATAAATTTAATAATTATATATTCTGTTTATTCTGAAATTACCATTATTAGGTTTACTATCTTTTTAACCCAATTGCAATTAATTTTTTATTATTTTTTTACTAACTTTTTATTAATTTTTAATTAGAATCTATAATAACAATAAAAAATCCGGGTCCACCATATCCTCCATTCCTTGCATAATTATCATTTGAAGTTCCATAACGTGAACCTTGACCTCCTGCGCCCCAAGAATTATCCCACCAATAACCACTATTATAAGAATAAACACCTATTGCAGATGTAATTACTGTCCATATACTATTAGTAGAATTTGTCATTGTAATACCATTAGTAATAGTAGAAATTGCACCACCTAAACTACCACCATTCCAATAATTATATCCTATACTATTTCCTCCATTTGCACCTCCTGAACCTCCAACATTAGCGAAACCACCACCACTTGCTATACCATATTGATTACTATCTATTCCTTCATATCCTCCATAGCCAATAATATAATTACTATTATTATTCCAATATAATTCAGTATCACCACCTGATGTATTAAGATTATAAGACCATAAGCCCCCGGCATTTGAACGTGCCCCAATATATGCTGTAAATGATAAAGATAATAATGATGAATTATTAGCGATATATGCTTGTCCGCCAGCACCACCACCACCACCAGAATATTGACCACCGCCACCTCCACCACCATTAACAATCATTGTAACTCTATAATTTATGGAAGTTGTTTGTGGTAATGTGAAATTATTTAAAATAATACGATTATTATTTCTATTATTATATCCTTCTGAATAATTTATACTCCAATTCTGCCAATTATATATAAAATAATAAAAAGAATTTACATTATAAAATTCATATCCTGCTTTCCCGGGTCCAAACCATTTAGAATTACCAAAACCAAATTTATTACCATTATATATATTATACCATAAATTATAACCACCAACTAATGTAGAACCTAAATTTTTATAATTATTAAATGATGATATAACATTAGTGAAACTAATATGTCCATATTTTAATGCTAAATAATTTTCAACTTCTATTTTTTCTAATGTTGTTAATTCTTTATTATAAAATATTAATTCTAATATTTGCCATCTACTTGTTTCACTAGATCCTGTTTGTCCTGTATATCTACCAAAATTAATAGATATTGTAGGATTAAAACCGCCACTAGGTCTTTGTGGATAGTTAACACTATTAATAGTAAAATAATTTGTACAATCCATTCCATTATATCTAGCTGTATTTTCAGTTTCTATACCTATTAACCAATAATCAGGATCAGATTGTTTATATTCTGTTGTTGTATACCATCCATATTGTCCATTATGTGATCTTCCAGCAACATTACCATGAAAACCATAAAAACTATTTTCACCTGTTCCCGTTCTACTATCAAAAATACGTCTATTAAATGTTGTATTATTTCTATCACCCACATAACGTGCAATATAACAAAATGTATATTGTCCTTGTGTTAATGCAAATGGCATAGCAAATCCTGAATTTTCATCTCCATAAACAACATTAAAAGTTCCTGTTCCTGTTAATCCTTTTGTTCCTTTTGTAAATGTTTGTATTTGTGGTGTTCCTCTATATGTTGTAATATGTCTATTATTACCTGATAAATCATTCCATTGTGTAATTGTTGTTCCAGAAAATGTAAATGGACCTTCACTACTATAACAAGCCATAATAGAACTAGCAACCGGTAAAGGTGTAATTTTAGCTTTACCTTTAAAATTATTAATAGTAATTAAACCATTAGAAGGCATACCAGAAACATTACTAACAAATCCTGTAGAAGCATTATTATAATATTCACTTAAAAAAATCGGATTAGAACCACCAAACTCAGTTTGAATATCAGAAAATTTAATTAGTCCTGTTGTATTTATAGGCATTATAATATATAATATATAATAAAAATTGAAAATTTTATATTTATAATTAAATTATTAATATATTATTAAATAATGGCTTTAATAAATCAAAAGTTTATAGAACTTATAAATAAATATAAAAATGACATTAATGATTTAAAAGAAATTGATTATGAACTATTTAGTGATAGTTTTCCATTAAAAACATTTAATTATTGGACTATTATAATAAATAATAAAGATTATTGTGATTTTATTAATTATAAATTAAATAATTGTTTAAGATATATTTTTGAAGCATATTATAAAATTACAAATATTACTGAACTTAGATTATGTATTAATAAACCTTTACATTTAAATAAATTAAAAGAAATTTTTATTAATAATGTTTCAGAATTTTGTATGGAAAGACTTTATAACTATCAAAATGAAATATTAATTAGTAATGATTTAGATAATATAAATTATGATTCAATTACAGAATTAAAAACAATATTTAAAGATTTAGAAAAAAACTGTATTAATGATATTTCTAATTTTAATAATATTAACTTAGATCTATTAAATGAATTTAGTATTAAAACATTACAATATTGGAAAAATGCTACAAAAAATAAAAGTATTTATATTAGTTATATTAATTCTGAATATAATTATTGTTTACAATCTATATTTAAATTATATGTTAATATTATTGGATATCATAATGAACAAGATTTAATTAATCTATTTATTTGTATGACAGAAGATTATTATTTAAGTTATTATTATTCATTTAATGATATCTTTTTTGATGATGATGATGAATAATTCACTGTCTATATACATTTATTATATATTTATATATAATGGATAACTTAATATTAGATAAAAAAATAAGAATTAAATGTTATAAAAATATTTTAAAATATATTGAAAAAAAATATGCTATTAAAATTGAATCTAGTATTTATAAATTTAGTAAAAAATATGCTATAGATAATAATACTTCTTTTCTTTTAGAATCTATTTATGAATCTAAATATAATGATATATTATCTTTATTTATTTATAAAACTGATTTAATTAAAAATGCATTATATAATAAAAATATTAAACCTAAAGAAATCGCTTTTTTAAAACCAGAAGAATTATTACCTGAAGCTTTTGAAAATTTATTATTAAAAAAAATTAATGAACAAAAACAATATAAAATTAAAGGTTCCACATTATATAAATGTTCAAAATGTAAAAAAAAAAATGCAAAAATTGAAACTAAACAAACACGTGCCGCAGATGAACCACCAACAATAATTGTTACTTGTTTAGAATGTGGAAATGTTGATTTTTTATAAAAAATTTAAATAATTGTAACTTATATTAAATAGATTAATTTTAATAATAGTAATTTATTTGAATGTTAAAATGTTAATTTTATATAAAAAAATATTTAAATTATAATAAAATGTTAAATGATTACAATACTATATTTAAAGCTATACAATAAAATGGATATATATTAAAAAATAATTATGATATAGTTTTAGAGTCAGTTAAAAATAATAGTTCTTCACTAAAATATGCATCATTAGAATTAAAAAATAATGATGAAATAGTATTAGAAACAGTAAAAAATAATAATTTTAAGTTATTAATAAAGAATTATATTTTTGATGATAACATAATAGGATTATATCATGCATCAAAAAAATTAAAAAATAATTATAATATAGTATTAGAGGGAGTTAAAAATAATCCATGGGCATTAAAATATGCATTAAAAAAATTAAAAAATAATTATAATATAGTATTACAAGCAATTTAAATCGAGGGATATGTATCAGAAGAATTAAAAAATAATAAAAAAATAATATATATATAAATCAATTAAAAATAATTTTAAGTCATTAATATTTATATTAAAATTAATAAAATATGATAAAAACTTAGAATTTTTTAAATTATTAGATGAAGATAATATATTAGATAAATATTATAGTAAATTATTAAAATTATATAATAATAAAAATTTTATAATAGAATGTTATAATATAAATATGTAAATAAGTTTATAAAAAACATAGATAATTTAGAAAATAATATATTTGATGATAATTTTATAGAATTAAACATAGAAATTTTACATTTAATAAAAAATAAAAAACAATTATATAATTATCTTATAATAAATAAAAAGTATAATATAATAAATAAAAATAAATATATAAATATATATAGATATGGTTAGTTATAAGAAACAAGTAATAATAAATGCATGTAATGATTTAATAAAATATTTAAATACAGAATTTCCAGATGATTCAAACGATAGTACACAAGAACAGAGAAATTATTTAGGTAATTTATTAGTATGTATAGGTGATTCAGTATTAACATTTGTAAATTTTCCAGTGAATAGATTTACAGAATATAGAGTACCATTTTTTTAAAAAATATAATTATATTTATTCATCAAAAAAATCATTATTTATCGTACCTAAAATATTATTTTTAATATTAGATTTACTAATAATATTATTTATTTTATTTATAATTTCTTCATCAGTTATTATATTAAAACTATTAAATAATTTAAACTTACTTTTATCAGATTTACTTATAATTTTAAGTATATTTTCAATATTTATCATATGCGCTACTATGTCAGTTTTATTATTAATAATGTCTAAACTAATTAGTGCATTTAATTTATCTAATTTTGTTATTATTGATGTATCTTTTAAATAACTAATGGGTAAATTGTTATATGAAGTAGTATCACCCAAGCCCCCCGATAATGGTTCATTTAATATGGTTAAATTTACAGGAAACCTATACATAATCAGAAGAATATATTTAAATAATATTTGAAAATATAATAAAATTGCTTTTAATAATTCATTGTATTTATTTTTTAAAATTTCAATATTTAAATTAATATATCCTTCAAATAATCCAATATGATGTAATTTTTCTGGTTTATTATTTAATATGATATTAAATATTATTATAAAATTAAGTAAAAATTGAATACTTTCATAATCAGAATTAACCTGAAATGATTGTGTTATTTTTCCATTATTAGTAATTAAATTAATAACAATATTATTAATAATACTACTAGTTAATAATGTGGCGGTATCTTGTGTAAAAATTTGATTAATTAAATCTAAATAAGACATTATTCTTATATCATGAATTTGTATGTCACTATTTAATGTTGCATATATATGTAATATAAATAAATATGTGTTATATATTATACTTACAAATTTATGAGTTGCAGTATTATTAAACCATGTATATAAAATGAAAAAGTATATATATCGTGCCATTCTTTTTTTATATTTTAAATCTAATATTACTTTTAATAAATAATCAAATAATACTTCACTCAAATCTTTTAATAAACCATAATAAGAATATACAATTATATTCTTTGCATTAATGGAAACTAATGATAATGTTGTTACATTAGAATAAATATATTTATAATGATTATAATATTTACGTATTAATAATTGATGTCTATAATCAAAAAATTTGCTTATAGATACATCTACAAATTCTGCTGGTATTTTTATATGTGAAATAGTATCTACATTTATATCTTCTGGTTTAATTTCTTGTAATTTATTAGTACCATTTGATTTAGCAAGTAATTTTGTGCCTTGTTCTGTAGTTCTATTATTAATATTAACATTAAATTTAATTCTATATAAATCAAAAATTATACTATTTATACCATTTATATTTATATCATTAATAATATTATTAACAGAAACGTAATGTACTCTATTAACATCACTACTTATAAATTCAATTCCTTGTATATTAGCTCCTGTTTTTACTAATATATTATTACGTTTTGTGATTACAATATCATCAAATGTGATGGGTGCATTAATAGAATATGCATATAATTTATTATTTTCTTTATAAAATATACTATTAGGAGTATTTATTTTATTTAAACTTTTTAGTAATTTTTTTTTAAAAATACTAATATTTTCAAAAGTGTATAATAAACTTAATGATTGTTCAATAATACGTAATAAATTATTTTTTATTCCAATGTACTTTGTTTCTAATTCTTGTAATTCTTCAACAGTTTTTCTTGCTATTTTTATATTATAATATAATGCATTTATAATATGTAGTATTACACTAATTATATTTATTTCATAATTTTCATTAAGATCTAAAGCTGCTATTTCTGCATAAAATGTTTGAATCGGGTCATGTGCATCATCCTCATCATCACTCATAGATCTGTCAGGAAATAAATTAACTACTATTTTTTTATATAAATACAACCAAAACATTACATTTTCTTTATTTGTGGCATCTTTACTATAATTAATTAATCCAATATCATTTGTTACATCATTTGGCGGTAGTTCCATACTTTCATCACCTGTGATATTAGGTGTAACACTATCTAATAGTAAATCCATTTTATATGATATTTCATCTAAAACTGTTACTAATAATTTAGAGATAACACTATATATTTCTAAATATCTTTGAAGAGTTTGACAGATAATACAAACACTAAAATCACAGTCACTAATTTTAAAATTACTGGAGAATTCATCATGAGTTTTACTAATAATATCTGTTAAATATGGAGGGAATACACGTTCTGCCCATGCTTCAAAACTGGTATGATATTTATATAAAAAACACATAGTGTTACCACCTTTGAAAATAAATAATACTTCTTCATTTTCATATAATAAATCATAATTAGATTTTTTTAAAAATTTGTTTAAATTAGACAGTATATAACTATTAATAATATTATATACATAATTAATTAATTTTAACAATACATCATTATTTAAAAAAACTTGTGTGAATATACTAGTTGATTCGTCAGGTAATATTCTATAATTTTTTGTTTTGTCTGAAAAATTAACATCAGTTATTTTTTGTTTTATTAAATCCAATGATAATAGATTATCAAAATTGTTAATAAATATTATGTCACTCATATAATTAATAATATAAAAAATTTAAATTAAAAAAATATTTTATTAATTAAATAATATGGTATTAAAAATAGTAGCATGGAATGTGAATGGATTACGTTCATTATTAAAAACGGAAGAATTAAATAAAGTGTTAGAATTAGAACCGGATATAATATGTATAGGAGAAACGAAATTATCATGTAAAGTGACAGATGATTTTAAGGATAATTTTTTAACAGATTATAAATATAGATATTGGAGTTTATGTAGAACCCGTGAAGGATATAGTGGAACAGGAATATTTAGTAAAAAAAAGCCATTAAATATAATATATGGATTAAATGAAATAGATAATGAAGGTAGAGTAATAACATTAGAATTTAAAAATTATTATTTGATACATGTATATACACCAAATTCGGGTGAGAAATTAAATAGATTAAAATGGAGAACAGAAATATGGGATCGTGAATTTGAGAAGTATTTAAATAAGTTACAAGAACATAAATCAATAATAGTATGTGGTGATTTAAATGTAGCACATAAAGAAATAGATATTAAAAATTCAAAATCAAATTTATATACAGCGGGTTATACAATAGAAGAAAGAGAATCATTTGAAAAGATATTAAATAATTGTGATTTAATAGATGTATATAGATTTAAAAATCCATTATTAATAGAATATACATATTGGTCATATAGATTTAAATCAAGAGAAAAAAATATAGGATGGAGAATAGATTATTTTTTAGTAAGTAATAAATTAAAAAATAAAATAAAATCTATAAAAATTTTAAATAATATATATGGTAGTGATCATGCGCCCATAATATTATTAATATAATATTATTTTCTATAATATTATATATAATAATGTTAGCATTAGAAATTATAATTCCAATAATAGGTGCCATATTAAATGTAATATTATCATCCATAATACCATGTTTATTAAAAAATACAAAAGAATCATATTTAAAAGAAATTAAAAATATATTTTTAAATAATAGAAAAGTTATATTATCTAGTAGTTTAGTGGTAGCTGTAATTATATTTTTAGCAATAAAAGTAACAATACAATTAAATAATTTAAATATAATAGATAATTATGAAAATAAAATAGAGAATATAGAAAATATAGAATATATAGATACTGAATCAATAATAAATACAAAAGTGCCCTCAGAAGTGATATTAAGGATGTTAAAATCATTTTAATTAATTTTATGATATGATAAAAAATAATATTATATTTAATCAATAATAAGTATCCATTTATTATTTTCTAATTTAAAATTTAATTTTTTGATATCATTAATATAATTTTTTAAGTAATCAACATTATTAAAAATCATATTATATTTAATAAGAGTTTTATTTTTTGTATCTTTTTCAACAATAACATCAATATTTCTACCAGTAATTTTATATAATAGTTTAATAATATGTTTAATTCTATCTTCTAAATTATATGGGAAAGGATAAACAGGATGATTAAAAGGGATCATAATATAAGTCATTTTATTTTTATTTTCAGTAGTGGAATATTTTTCTAAATATAATAATTTATTTTTAATTTCACTACATAATTCTTCTTTACTTAATTTATTAATATTATTAATATCTGTTTTAGTAATATTAGTAATATTTTTATATAATTTTACTAAATATTTTTTATCTTTGGAAGTTGAACATACAGCACCTTTAAATGTGGGTATTCCGATACCTCTTTTTTTATTATTTGATTTAATTGTTTTTTCTCTAATTTTAAATAGATCAATATCTTCATAAGCTAATTTATTTAAATTTTTATCAATAATACCGACAATACTAAATTCATCTCTATTATTATAATAATCTAATGTAGATTCAAAATCATAATTTAATTTATTAATTTCAGTATTAATAATATTATTATCAAATTTTTTAATATCATAATTAAATTTAATATAATTATTTAATGAAACTTGATTAGAATTATCTAATTCAATATGTTTTCTATAATACATTGGGACATTTTCATTTTCATTAATAGGTTGAAATATATAATATTTCCCACGTTTAATAATATATCCAGGTTTATTATATTTATCATAAACAATATCTTTAAAATTATTAAAATCATTTTCAGTTGTAGGCATTAATTCGTATAAAGCTTTATTTAAAAAATAATTATTAAATAAATCAACTTGATGTTCTAATAATTCAGTTTTAATAATATTTAAAATTTCATCATATAAATAGATACACTTAAATTTATACAAGTCTTTAATATTATTTTTAATAATATTAATTTCATATTTAGCGAGATCATCATTAAAAGTATTAAAATCAATATCTTCTTTATTTAATTTTTTATTTATATCATATGAAATATCACATTTTAATTCACAAGATTTAAAATCACATAATGCGGGACATATTTTTTTATTTAATTTTATATTTTCTAATGTTGGTTCAACACAATCTTTATATTTTTCTAATTCTTCAGGAAACATATTAGAATGTAATAATAAAGGACAATCTATTGCTATTTCTTTTAAACTTCTTTCAATTTGTTTCACTGTTAAATATTTAAGTTCAGCTTTTTGGTATAAGTTTTCATCAATAGATAATTGATTTGGTTCTCTATCATTAATGGAAACAACATATCTATAAATATAAACTTTAGGAAATTTATAATTATCATTAATAACATCTTGATGGACACAGGCTCTGATAGCACGGCCAATAACTTGTTCAGATTTAGGGATATTAAAAAAAGGATCAAGAATATGAACTTCTTTACAATTTTTTAATGTGACACCTTCATTCATAACTCTAGAACCTAAGATAAATTTAATATTTTTACCATCAATATTTTCGCGACTATTAAAAACATCTTGAATAATTTTTTGTTTAACTTCAGGTTGATCTTCTGTACCTCCTTCATCACTAGAACCTGTAATTATTAAAAAGGTAGCAGGTTTAAAATCAGATTTATTATATTTTTGAGTAAAATTATAAAATGTTAAACCTGTTTTATAATCAATAGTATTATCAATAATATTATAATTAGAATTATTTTCTTCATATTCAAGATAACCATTTTGTATTAAAGTTTCAGCAAATAATTCTATACCACCTGTTTTAACTAAATTAGAATATATAAAAGCTGTAGAAGCACCTTTTTTATTATCTACTAATTTTTGTAATCTATTAATTAATTTATAAAATTTAATAGAAAAAAATTTTAAATATGGTAATTTAAGTATTAAACCTGTAATATTTTTTTTATCATTTTCATATATTATATTATTTTCTAATTCTTTATTTATACTATTATTAAATACTTTTTGATTTATTAGTTCTCTTAATTTAAATCCATTACTATTTATTTGTGATAATACTATATTCATTCCTTCTGTTGTTGATACTCCTATTATATCTGTTTTATCTTTATTTAATGCTGGAAATACAAAGTTTGAACTTGTAAATATAAAATTATTTTTCTCTACATTATCTGTTATATTTCTATTTTGTTCTTTATATGCTTTATATTGAAAATCACTCATAAAACATTTAATTAAAGGTGTGAATAACATATTATCAGGGATGACACCTTTTTCAACTCGTTTAGCATATGAATATGGGATTGCTCCTCTATAGAAACTAATATATCCTCTAGCTTTATTTTTAAGATATTCAATTCCATTAGGTTTTATTTTCATATTATAACTTTTATCATTAGTGAAAATTTTATCTCTTTCAATTTGATCATTTAATGGTCTAATAAAATTTAATAAATCAACAATTTCATCAGGAAAATTAATCATAGGTGTTGCAGTTAATAATATAACACGTAAATTTTCAGAACTTTTAATAATTTTAATTAATGCATCACCATATTCATTATCAGTAATATTATGTGCTTCATCAATAATAATAATAGAGTTATCCATATTAGAAATTTTATCAATAACAATTTCTCTTTCAAATTCGCCATCAATATTTTTACGATAAGTGGATTTAATTTTATTATTATTAACAATTTTTTTTTCAACAATTTTTTCACCGAGTACTTTTTTATAGAAAGTTTTATATGAAAGTATTCTATAATTTTGAAGTGCCGCATATAAAGCAGTTTTTTTTTCTTTTTCAATTTCTTCTTAGACATTTGATTAATTAATTCCGTATTTTTAAGATATGTATTACCAGTGGAAAAAATAAGTTCTTTTTTAAAGTTTTCACGTGTATTGGGTCCGGGTACGACAACATAAATTTTAGTATTATATTTTCTAATTTGATCAATAAATTGTTCAGCAATACGAATAGCAGTCATAGTTTTACCAGTTCCAACGCCATGCATTAAAAGTACTCCTTTATAGGGTGTATTTAAGTTAATAAAATTAGGTAAAATATATTGTTGTTCAGTTGGTTTTTTTTCAATTTTACAAGTCATTTCTCTATATTGTTTAACTTGTTTATAGTTCTTCATTTTATCACGTTTAGGAACGCGATGATAATAAAATTCGCGTTTTTTATATATTTTTGTTAGAAAATCCGGATCAGATGGTAATGGATAAGAGTAATTTTTTTCATAATAATTAATATCATTCATGATTAAATAATATTAGATAATATTAATTTTTAACGAATAAAAAATATAAAATATATAAATAATATTTAATATTTTAATGAATAATAATAATAATAATAGAAAATATAATACAGAGTTTAGAAAGAAATTAATAAATAAGATAGAAAAAATAAATAATAATATACATTATATAAATATATATAATATTATTAATAAAAATATAGGAAGTAATTTTTCAATAAATAGAAATGGTATATTTATTAATTTAAATATATTATCAGATGAATGTATATTTAATATAATAGAATATTTAAATAATAATAATATAAATGACAATGATAATAATAATAATAATGATATGGATGATGATAATACAAATATAAATTATAATAATTATTTTATATCATCAGTAGAAAGTAATAAAAAAAAAAATAAATCTAAATCTCAACAACATAAATTAGATGATATAGATATAATATGTGATATGGGATATAAATTAAGTAATCAAGAAAAAAATATATTGAAACGTTTAAAAAACTAAATAATTAAACAATTCCATTGTTGAAATTGTTTAAAAATATCAATTAATTCATCTTGTTTTAAAATTTTATTTAAAAGTGTTAATAAACGTAAATTATATTTATAAACAATATTATCAGAAAATTGGTAATATTCAATATAATTATTATTATATAATAAAGGATTATTATCAATAATATAATTATATATATTTTTTTTTTTATAAAAAATCATATTTTTATCACCTTCTAATAAAAAATAAATATTAATAGGTAATATATATTTTAAATTAGGATGGAAAATAGTTTGATTAACAAGATAATTATTAACAGTATAAATATTATTATTATCTATTTTATTAAGAGTTTTAATTAATATATATATAGGTATAATATATAAAGTATTATCTTGTATATTATATTTAGAAAATATACCAATAATTTTATCTTTTTTATCATTATAAACAGGCATACCAGATAAACCTTTAAAATTATAATTATGACTTTTATTTTTAATATTACATTCAATATATGGTAATTTATATGGATAATTATTTAAATTATTAAAGGGAATAAATTTAATATCATAAACAATAATTTCAATATTATTAAAATATAACAAGACATTTTTTTTAGGTAATGAAATATTATATTTTTTATGAATAATAAAATTAGAAAAGTTACATTCAAGGATTAAAAATTCATTCCAACAAGAATTAATAACATTAAAAAGTTCAATAGATTTATAAGTAATTTTATGAATTGGTAAATTATGATGAATAGTAATAATATAATTTTTTTTATTATATTCAAATATAAATCCTTTAAAATTAAAATTATAATGTTGATTATTAAATTTTTGTGTTACAATAGTTAAGTCTATAATATTATCCATAATTATATAAAATATGAAATATAATATAATAATATTATAAATATTCAATTTTTTTAAATTTTTTAATAACACTTTTATAATAATTATTTAAAATAGGATATTCATTAATAAACCAGATAATTTTATAATTCCAATTATTAATAATATCATAACAAATATATTTAAAATTATTATAATTATTAAGAAAATTAATATTATTATAAAAAAAAGGTAATGCTAAAGTCAACCATTCTGTTTTAAATTGATTAATAAAAGATATTTCAATAGTATCATCATCAATTGAATCATATTTATAATAAAAAATAAGATAATTAGATAAATTAACAAAAGAAAAATTATTAATAGTAATAGTTTTATTTAAATTATAAGTTATATTAATATTAAAATATGAAATAAGTTTATTATTTTGATTATCATAAAAAGAAATATTAGTAGAATTTCCAAAAATGAATGATTTTAATATATTAGAATAAATATCATTATCATTAAAAGATTTATTAAAATTTAGATTATTTAAAAAAAGTTGATTATTAAAAATATTTTTAAATTTATAAAAAATAATTTTATTAATAAAATTTTTAACAACTTTATAATTAATTACTTCATTATTACTCCAATTTTGAATAATTTTTTCATTTTCTTGTAAATTATTAATTATTTTTTTATAAATATTTGTATTTATAAAAATATGACTATCAGTAATTAAATTATCTAATATTAATTCATTATTATATTTTTTTTTTTTTAAATAGTTCCATAAATCAATATTATAATTTTTAGGTGGTATAATATTTGTATTTTCTAATATTAAAAATTCCTTAATAATATTATTTATTTCTTCATATAAATTAGTTTTAATAATATTATAATTAATTTTAAAAACCAATAAATATTCAAATTTATTTAATATTTTTTCAATAATATTATATAATAATATTAATTCTGAATTATAATTAGTATAATATTTTTTAAATTGTTTATATGCTTGATTAAAATTTAATTCAGGATTAATAATATTAATTAATTTATCATTTAAGTTTTCATGAATTAATATAATTAAATAAAACACATTAATAAAGCAATTAAAATTATTAGCATAAAATATTGTTAATAAATGATTAAATGTATATGAAATATCAAAAATTTCAATATATTTATTTATTATATTTACTATTTCTGTTTTAATAAATTTTTCATCAATATTATTTATATTATAATTTATAACTAGATTATTAGTTGATAAATAATGTTTTAAATATTTATAATTATTATTATTAATTATAATATTATTTTGTTCACTACTATGATTAATTTTTTTATTATTAAATATTATTATATTATTAAATATATTTCTTACAATTATTGATTCAAAATAATGTATTAAAAAATAAACACCATTATTATCAAATAAATTAGCTATTATTTGTCCATCATCAAAAGAAAAATGTATTATATTTTGAATATCAATATTAGATGATTCATCTAAAATAGATACATTATATAAATATCCTGGATTATCTAAATTTATACGATAAATTAAATTTAATGGTTCAATATTCTCATCGTAATAATAATAATAATTTCTTATTTCATAACTTTCTTCATTAATTTTATAATTATTAATAAAAATGTCATATAATTTAGATTTAATAATATAATAGTTTTTTTGAATATTAGTAATAGGTATAAATAGGAAACTTATAGAATTTGGATGTAAATTATATGGTGCTAATAATTTATTATAATTATTAGTTTCATTATATTTTAAATCTTCAATAGATTTATTATTTAATAATTTAATAAAATGAGGTCCAAAATTTTCTTGTGTTATTTTATATTTTGAAATAATATTTTTTCTTGAATTTTTAGGATATAAATAATACACTTTCCCATATCCTACACGTCCAACCCGGCCTTTCCTTTGTAATCTACTAGCTTCTGATATTTTTTCTATTAATAATTTATTAATATCTAATAAAGGATCATATATATTTACTTTTGCATATCCATTATCAATTACATAAGTTAAAGAATTAATAGTTACAGATGCTTCCGCAATATTAGTAGAAACTATAACAATACGATTATAATTAGTGATAATATTATCTTGTAAATATTCATTTTTCCATTTTAAATGTATATTTTCTTTTTTTGTTTTTATATTTTTATATTGTGCATTTTTTATTATTTCCATATATTTTTCATGTAATGAAGAATAAAAAGGTACAGCCACAATATTATCAGATAATGATTTATTTAATGTTTCTATAATAGTAAAAATGTCTTGTTCACCATTAGTGAAAACTAATATATCACCTTTAGATGTATTAGAACAAATTTTTAATACTTTATTAATACTTAAATCTAAAATTTCATTTTGTTCATATTCTTTATCTTCATATTCTTCATCAATTTTATATTGTGTAGTTTCACCAGGTGGTGAAATATGATATCTTCTATCCATAAAAATAGGATTAAAAACATATTTAGGATTATTTAAAAAAGGTTCCATGATAGGTGTTTTAATAGGATATAATAATTTATCATTTACCATTTTATAATAACGTCTATAAATTAATTCATCATTATCCATTGTAGCAGATACTATAATTAATCTGATTTGATTATTATAAAAACATGTTTGACGTCCTAAAGTTAATATTAAATCCATATTTATACCATGTTCATGTGCTTCATCAATTATTATAATATCATATATATTTTCATTAATATATATATCATTAATTTTTTTTTTTAATACTACATTATTTTTTATAATTTCATATAATGTCCCATCAGTTACTATTTTTAATGATAAATTATGATTATCTATAGTGGTTGTATAATGTGCATCTTCTTGATGTTTAAATTGAATATAATAATTATTAGTAGAAATATTATTATTAATAATAGGGAATCCTAATTGATTAGCTATTTGTTTAGTATTATCAATAGTAGGAACGGTTCTAGGTTGTGTACAAATAATTTTACCATTAGTTTTATAATCAATAACTTTTAAAGCATATAATAATAATTTAGGTACTTGTGTGGATTTACCTTGACCAGTAGCCCCAGTAATATATAAAACTTGATGAAATATATAATGATGGAAAAAACTAATTTGTGAAACCCAATCCATAGCATAAAATAATAACCAACTATTATTACCAGGATTTTTTAAATTAGATAAATAATTATTTGTATATTTAAATTGTTCATTTGTTAAATAATAATAAGCTTCATTCCATTCTTTTTCATTTTTTAAAAATAATGTTTTAATTTCTTCATTTCTAATTTTTTTTAATAATGAATCTTCTTTAGGTAAGATAGTTTTATCAGTAATATTAATATTAACAGTAAAATAATTAAGTGATCCGGCCGCAATTAATTCTTCAAAAGTTAATAATAAAAAAATAGAATTAAAAGAATTAGAAATTTGAATAATAACATCATTATAATTAAAATCAATACCAATAAATTGTTTTTTAAGATTATTATTTAAATTTAAAAATTTATGAAGATTATTAATATAATAAAAAAAAATAATTTTTTCAGTTTGAGTTAGTGATAAATAATTATTGGGTAATAGTGTCCAGTCATTATTATGACTTAAAAATTTAGCAATATTATATATATTTTTTAAATTAATTTTATTATTATATAAATTATATTTTTTTTTGAAATTATAATTAAAATTTTCATAATAATATTTATTATTAAGTATATATATATTATTATTATTATCATAATAAGTTAAATATTTAAATAAAACAGAATATTTAAAATAAACCATAGTATCTTTTAAAAAATTCCATAAATGAGATATATAATTATTATTAATAAAAATTAATAAATTAATAATATCATTAATAAAAATATTATTAATAAAATTAGATATATTAAATGTATAATCATTATTATTATCTTCATTATTAATATCATCATTACTAATTTTCCATTTTGAAATATCATAATAATTATTACATGTATTAGTATTATTAATAAAAAATAATAATAAATGTTTTAATATTTCACTATCAATATCAATAAAATTAAAAAATGAAATATTATTAGTAATATTATTAATAATATTTGTTAAACTTAATTTAAAATTTTCTTTATCTTCATCTAATAAATATTCATAATTATAATTTAATGTATTAATAATAAAATTAATATTAATCATTTTATTTAAACCTTGAATTAAATAAATTTGAATAGTTTTAGTTTCATATGGAAATATTAACCATTTAATTTTTTTTAATTCTTGATAAAATTTAATTCTAAAAACATTATAAATATCACCAATCCATAAACCAGAATAATTAATTAAACAATTACTTAAAATTTTACTAATTTCAATATCTTTTTTATTAATATTATTATCATTAAATATAATATTAATAGATTCAATTAATTTAAATGTTTCATTATATAAATTAGAATTATAATAATTATTAAAATTAAATGGTACAATATTAATCCAATTAATATATGTTTTTCCATTAATAATTTCTAATGTTTGTAATAATCCTATAAAATTATGATAAATTAAATCATAAATCATTTTATTATTATAAATAGATTTAGAAATATCATATGAATTATATTCATTAATTAAACCTAAACCCATATTTCCATATTTAAAATATTCATTAATATTATTATTATTTCTTTCTAATAATGATAATTGTCTTAATTCATGTGGTGTATTTATTATTTTACTATATAATAAATTATGTAAATCTGTAATACTCTTAAATAAAATACCATTATCTTTATCATCAATAAAAGGTAATAATAATAATATAACACCTTTAATATCTCTATTATTATTTTGTGTCCATTGATTATAATATTTAATATCATTTTTATTAAAATTATATTTATATGATATTAAATCAATTAAAAATAATGATAATTTAATAATATAATTTTTATCATTAATATTTAATTTTGGAAATAAATTATTTATAGTTAATATAATCTCATTTTTTAAATTATTATTTATAAATTTATATTTATTATTTAATATATCTAGTTTATTTATAAAATTATAATCCATTATTAATTTATAATATAAATTAATAATAAATTATTTAATTTATTGGTTTATATGTCCATTCATTATCATAAATTAATGTTACTTTTCCTAATTTATAATTATTTAATATTTCATGTGATAAATTTAACTTTTTTAACTTATTTACTAGTTTTAATGCATAATTACATAATGTTCTATGTGTTACTAATAATATATTTATATTTTTATTATAATTTTCTAATATTATTTGTTTTAAAATTTTTTTAAATCTATTATTAACATCTTCTTCTGTTTCAGGATATTTAATATCTTTATTTTGTATAATAGTTTTATATGAACAATTATAATTAAAAATATCTAATAAATAATCAGGTAATTCTAAATTTGCACCATTTTTTGTCATTATTTTTTCATGTTGTATTTCACCTAATCCATATTCAATATTAATTTTTAATTTTGAATTTTCACTATATGGATTTATTGTTTGTAATGTTCTTATAAATGGTGATGAATATATTAAATTTATATTTTCTTTTTTTAAACATTCAATTAAGTTTTTTGAATTTATTAAACCATTTTTTGTTAATGGAACAAAAAAAGAACAATCACTCGGACGTTCTTCATGACGTAATATATATATTTTCATATATATATACTTATATATTTTTTATTGTTGTGCACATTGTTGTGATGAATTAAAATGTGTATTAAATTGGGGTCGTGGTTGATTATCTTCTGAATCATCTTCATTTGGTGAAGGTAAATCTTCATTTTTAACATCTAATAATAATTTATTAATATGGTCCATTTCTTCATTAGAACAATTAAATAAATTAACTTTATTAATATTACCACATTTATTAATATTTAATTCATTTAATACTTCATTATTATCAATAGCATATAAAGGGTTTTTTAATTGTGTTTTTAAGTTCATATCTTCAATAGTAGGTAATGTGAAAACAAATTTAATATATAAATCACCTTTTTTATTAGAATTAATAATTTTCATTCCTTCATTAGGAATTTTACGTATAGTATTATAATCTGTTTTACCATTATATGAAATAATTAAATTTCTATTATCTAAATGTGTTATTATTTTTGAAAATCCAAATAATGCTTGATATAATTTTAATTCAACTGTTATTATTAAATCATTTTTTATACGTTTATACATACTATCTGATAATTCATTAATTACTAATATTAAATCTGTTTTTATATTTTTATAATGATTTCCTTTACCTTGTAAATGTATTTTATTACCTGTTGTTAATCCTGCTTTTAATCCAACTTGAATAGATTTTTCTTTTAAAATATTACCTTTACCATTACAAATATTACAATTATTATTATTATTACATTGTGATTTTCCTGAACCATTACATGTTTGACATGTTTGTGATAATTGTTGAATCATATTACCTATTCTAATTACTTGAACTTGTACACCACGTCCATTACAAGTTTCACAAACTAATGGTTTACCATCTTTAGTTCCTTCACCATTACATTGAGTACATAATGATTTATATTTATAATTAATATTAATATTTTCTTCATTATATATTTGTTTTAATGTAACATTAACATTTTGAATAATATTTTTATTTTCTTTTTGTTTTTGTTCATTATTAAAATTAAAATTACCATTAAACATATGTCCAAAAGGGTGTCCAGGCCCAAATGGATTTCCATTACCAAAAATATTATCTGCAACCTCAACATTACCATTAATACTATCCATTCCAAATCTATCATACATTTCTTTTTTATTTGAATCTAATAATATTTCTTTTGCTTCTGAAATTTCTTGAAATTTATTTTTTGCTTCTTCAATATTATCTTGATTTTTATCTGGATGCCATTTTTTAGATAATTGATTATATGCTTTTCTAATTTGTTCTTCATTAGCATCAGGATTAATACCTAATCTATCATATAAAACAGTATCTTTCACCATTATTATTATATAATATAGTTGATCTTTTATATATTTTTAATAATAACATTTGTTATCTGTAGAATTAAGTCTATAATCAGGTGGACATGTATTATAACATATATTATTACTACATTGTTCAATATATGGTTTATATGTAGTTACATAATTAACTAAATTTAAATCAATATATTTACAATATTCTGGACATGTTGTTTTTTCTTCAGTACATTTATTACATTCAGATAATTTTAATATATCATAAGGTTTTTTTGTTTCAAATGGCATTTGTGGTAGTTTTGAAATAATTATATTTCTATCATTATTACTACAATTAATATTAATATCTGCCGCAGCACAGGCTGGTAATTTATTATTTTTATCAACTATAATACATTTACTACTTTCATAAAAATCAAATGGTAAACATGTAATTATAGGTAAACGTGTAGTATTATTAAAACTACATTCACTAAAAGGTAAAACAGGTTTAGATGTTGCTGTTGCACAATAATCTGTTTCAATTTTATTATCTTCATATGGACATGCACGTCCATTAATATTTTTTTGTTGTTTAATTTTATAAACTCTAGAAGTTAAATTTTTATCATTAATAATAATATTAGTTTTATTATAACAATTATGATAATTATCAACAAAATTATTACATTTAGGACCCCATGTTGACCATTCACCAATACAATGTATAGGTGGAATAGTTGTTGTAGGTGGTATTGTTGTTGGTACTGGTGTTTGATCTAAACCGGCTTGATTTTGTATAAGTGTAATAACTTCTTTTAAAATAGCAGGATTAAAATAAAAATATATAATAGCACCAATAATAATAATAACTAATAAAAGATCACCCATAAATATAATAATAATTAGATATTATTTAAATTCCAATTATTTTTTCCCATTTTAAAATTACAACTAGCACAAATAGGTTTTAAATTTTCTAAAATAGTAAGACCACCATTAAATTCAGAAATAATATGACCACAATGGAAACCATTTTTACCATTATGAATATAATTAACACAATTATTAAATGGACAAATACCGGAATCATTATTATAAAATTCTTTTTGCCATACTTGTATACGTAATTTTGGACTTATAATTTTTTTTTGTAATTTAAATTTATGATTTGGAATAATATCAGTATTAATTAAATATTCAATAAAATTATTATTTTTTAATGAAAATATTTTACCATCCTTAACACAATTATATTCATCTTTATAAAATAATTCTGGATTATCATTAAAATATTCTTGATAATCAATCAAATTATTAAATTGTTTATTTTTATTTTCTAAATCTTGTATTAAATTATCTATATTATTAAACTTTTCAATATAATTAAATTCTAATAATTTATTTAAAAACTCTGTTATTGATATTCTAAATATATATGTACTTTTCCTTTCTGCAAAATATAAACTATATTTTTTATATAAATAATTTTTACATAAATCATATAAATTTATATTAAAATCATTTAATGATATATATTTATTGTTTTTATATGAATCTTTATTTATTTCTTTAAATAATAATTTCATTTCATTTTCATCATCAATTTTATAACAACAAAAAATTAAATAGTCATTAATATTATTTAAAAATAATTTTTTAACCATTTCTAATCGGTGTTGTCCATCAATAATATATATATTATTAGTTTTAATAATATATCCCAATATGATTTTATTTTTAAAAATTAAATATTCAGGATTTTTATAGTAAGCACTAACCATATTATCAACTTTATCTTCATCAATATCTATTTGAAAAGGTAATTTTAATAATAAATCATTATTATAAATATCATAAATAAATTTAAATGTTAATTTATATTCACAACATTTTTGTGTTTCATTAATTGGTTTCTTTCCAAATATTTTAATATTATTCATAGTATAAAATTATACTATAAAAATATGTTTAAATCTTATTTAAAATTTAAACATATCTTTGAGTCCTGGAAAGTTGCTTTCCCAGGGTTTCCATGATGTTACAGGTTTTGTTTGTTTGGTAGTGTCAATATCAAGACAAAAAAAAAGCACCATGTTTTTAATAGTTAAAAAAAAATGGAACTATCAAATAAAACAAATTTCAATTTTTTTTTATTTTTCAAGGATTAATAAATAAGTATTATCATTAATTTTAGTTTGATATAAAATTTTAATTTTTAAGTTATTAATAGAATTAATAGTATTATTATGAATTATATTATTCCAATTATAAACAATATAAATAAAAAAAGAATCTAAAACAGAATAATAATATTTTAATATATTTAAATAATCATTATAAAAAGTGTTACCATTAAAACTAATAATATTATATAATTTATTAATACTACTAATATTAATATTAAAATAATGTGTTTTAGTATACATTAACTGATCAGTATTAACATTAGTTAATAAATTTATTAAATTATCTTTAATATTATCTTCATGTTCTAAACATATAAGAGTAATATCTATATTTTTATTATTAATAATAAATTCTAAATTTTTATTAAAATTAATAGAAATATCTAAATAAATAATATTATTTAAATTAAATATATTATTAAAAAAAGAATTATCAATTATATAAGAATTAATATCATTAATTAATGTTAAACAATTATAATAAGATAAAATATTATTACAATAAATATGTTTATTATTATTTTTAGCATTTATATCAAAAATATATTTTTGATCAGCATTATATAATTGTATTTCCCATTTAATATTTTCAGATAATTTATTAGGAATTAAAAACATAGATGTATCCATATATGGAAGTTGTTTATAGTTACCATATAATATATTATTTTTATTATTAAATAAATATTTCATATTAAAACTATAAAAAAATTCATCATCAATAATATTTAATAATAAATATAAATTTTTATTAATAATATTATCATCATCTAAATAATAAATTAATTTATTTTTATTAGATATAATATCTAAACCATAATTACGTTGTGGATTACCTGAAATACCATCATTAGTGTAAATATGTTCTTTAATTTTATCATATTGTAAAAATAAATTTAAATTATTTGGAATTTTATTTTTATCGTAAATTATTAACCATTCATCAACATAATCAAAATTTATATTATCTTTAATATAAAACAAGTTATAGGGTCGTGTACAAGGTGTAATAATT